TCTCTTTCTACTTGTTTAATCTTGGCCATCAATCATCCTCGGTAAATAAAAAGCATGGGGTAGTTTCTCCTACGTATGCACCCATCATGTTGTAATAAAAATGCTCCATCGCATCTTCTTCAGTCATTCCATCTTCACGCATTAATTTGACTATTACTTTATGGTAGCTATAACAAACTTTATTTTCACAATCTATGCCTTTGACTACCCCTATAATGCAGTCATCAAAGTCATCCATCGTTAATAGCCCTTCATACAAATCGTGCTCAATATCAATCGCCATGTTTAATTGTCCCGAATCTCATATCTATATTTTTAACCTTAGTATTCTCTGGTAGTTTTATGTAATTTTGAAGCATACATTTTGAAGCTCTTGTGTCGGGTCGATGCAAAGCCATCCAAAGATGAGCAACCTCGCATGACTCAAAGTTACCCTGATACTCCCACTTATCTACCGTAGGACTAGTGCTAACCACCAATACAAAAATAAACTCAATCATTACCAAAATACCTCCAAGTCTCCATTGCGTCTGACAATATGTCCTTGCATAGTAATTCTATATTCATTAGGCGTGTATTCTTTCAGCCCTGCTATCCGATGAACAGTATCACCGTTATGTAATACTAAATCTCTTTCATTATACGCCAAGTGTTGTGGTTGGTAAAACTCATCTATAAAGTCCATGCCTCCTCCTGATACTGGGAGTTTGATAGGTAGAGTAAAAGCAAACGTATCTGACTCCCCTAACCCTAATGTTACGTGAGGATAATCTTGGTGCCACTTCCCCGCAATGTTTAAAAACTTAGAATCAGAGGGAAATATGTGAAAGCCTGGAATAGATAAATCATGAGCTAAGAACACGTCCTCTTTTAAAACCTCGCTCAAACTTTCTAAAAGGGTTTCATATAAATTACTAAATTCTCCTAGCAATATATTATTTTGCCACGCCGAATCTTTATAGTATGCGTCAGTCTTGCCGTCTAGATAAGCACATCTGCCCAGAGTATAAAAGGGGAAATCATTTGATCTGTTTATCCATAATTTTCTAAGGCTTAACACCTTGTTTGTTACGTCAAAAGTATCTATATCGGTGACAACAGTAGTAAATTTTGAATCTGGAGTGTCCTCCCATTCAATCTCTATGTCCATTAGCAATCCCCATAATTATCTGAATAACCTCCTTCACACGCTACGGGTAATCCCTTTGCCCATACCGGCGCTTTATTCATTTTATCCATAATAAATTCTAGAGCTTTATGGCCGTCTTTCTCTGGTGCAACACATACCACCGCATCGTGTACAGTAAGTACCGGTCGGTATTGCTCATTTATTTCAAGCATTTGTTCTCCAATAACTATTCTTGCTAGTGCTTGCACTACGTTCTCTACCACAGCCCCGCCCCAAATACTCACATCCCCGCGTCTTGATTTATAAATGTATTGACTTTTACCTTCGACCATTTCACGCCCAAGATCAGGGTAATATATGTACATACCATTAGGTAAGCGTAATCCTTGAGGTGTTACTAAAATAGCTTTTCGCCCATCTAAATAATATGCTAGTTTATCTTCAGGCCATGAAGCAATATCAGCCAACGCTCTATCACAATCACGCCATAGGTTCACCACCTCATGATTTATGTCCCGATACAAATTGACTAGCCGTTCACACTCTTGGTCACTCATAGTGACGCCAGCGTTTATTTTTAATACATTCTGTAACTTACGCCACCCTGTACCATATCCTAATCCTAATATACAAGTTTTACCTACTGCTCGTTCAGTCTTGTCAATGCTATCTTTGTTGTATACTTTAGAAGCAAACACGGAATACACATCCTCGCCTTTTCTAAACTGTTCAAGCACGTCGTGTTGTCCAGCTAACCAAACTAATACTCGTGCCTCTATCTGCGAACTATCTACATTCATAATTACATAGCCGTCTGGAGGTAGAATCGCATTCTTCAACGCCTTCTGTTTCTTATCGCGTGACGGTAAGTTCTGAAAGTTTACTTTGTCTGAACCGGCCCAACGTCCTGTGTGCGCCCCATAATACTTAAGGGGTATAGGAAGTCGACCGTGGTTGCGTCTAGCTATATCAATAAAACGTTCAATGCGAGACTCTTCAATAGTAGATTTAGTCCCTAACCGCACAGCGCATAGCTCTTGTACAAAAACATTTGGATGTTCACATAACTTTAGAAACCCTTCGTCACCTTTTGCTAAGGCGTAAGTCATCTTGCCAGTACGAGGGCTTTCTTTGATAGGAACTTCCACCCCAAACTTTTCTAATAAGTCTGCGAACTGATTGTTACTGGCTAATACTTTGCGTACTTCCTCTACAGACTCTACATTAAGTTTATCCATAAGACTTTCTAATAATTTTTTCTTAGCTGTTTGTACCTCTGTTAGTCTTTCCTCAAGTAGTTCGCTATTTAATTTTAAGGTGGGTTCAATAAACATCTTCAACGTCATGTCGATTAGTTTTAACTCTTCGATCGGGAATCCTTTGGATATAATTTTAAACAAATCGTAAGTAAGTTTTACATCATTCTTACAATATACTCCGTATTGCCGTAGCTGATATTCCTGAAAATCTTCTAGACGTTTACCTTTAGCATCTAAGACTTCAGTTCCTTTCTCTCCTAGTTTGTAACGTTCAGCCAGAGCTTTAAGTGAGCCCCCCGCATCAACACCGTGTAATGCTCGAGCCATGCATAGTGTGTCAAGGTATCCTTTTGGTTTAATACCATACCGCCATTTTAATATTGCTCCATCAAACTGAGCGTTGTGACAGAGAAGCATTGCGTTGTCCCAATCAATCAAGGCGAATGCCTTTGATACCTGTTCTCCCGTGTGCCACTCGGTCTTACCATTATTAATTTTAATTGCTACCCCAATGACTTGGAACTGAATATTATGAATGTATTCTTCGGTTGTTAATCGATTAAGGCCGTAGCCTGTATCGTAAAATGTTTCAAAATCAATCGTTACTAGATTCACGTTTATCCTCTCGTTTTTTATTTTTACACGCACCTTTTAAATCTCGCGTATGTCCGCAATACCAATCCTTGTAAAAGAACTTTGCGGGCTCCCCGCATTCTTTACATACTCTCTTTGTCTTATTATATTTTGTTGGCATACAATATTTGCTCGTCTCTACATTCGGGTGAGCACCACCGTCTTTCATCTTTTATTGGTTCGCTACACCACATACATTTACCCGTACTATTTTTAGGTACTCTAGTGTCCACCGACCTCATAGTTGCGTCTAATTGTTTTTGTACTTCATCATTAGCAACATCTATTTCGTCTGCCACTATACCATCCTGCCCTTGGCCCACGGGCTAGTAGCCCTTGCTTGTTTTACTGTTAGCTTTTTAGGAAGTTCTATCCTACCTTCGTTCTCAAGACGCTCCAGTACCATAACGCTAACCCCCGCATAGATGGCTAGTTTACCCCTACTAGTCTTAGGGTTTTTACTCATATATTCTGTTGCTCTTTCTAAAATTACTTCTTCTTCTTTATCTGTGTACCTTCCCATATTTCTAACCTTTCTAAAGTTTTAATCTTCACAATTTCCTCCAACACAATATTTTGAGTTTAGTATCTCCTCCGCTAAATCATTACTGGCATTTTTGCGTTCAACCTCATCTACATGGTCCAACTTTCGCTTAGCATACCATATCATTTTATTGAGGTCTTGTTCAAGATTTCCCTTAGTTTTACATCGTAAAAGATATTTACCACACTGCCATAACAGCGGGTCGTCTTTAAAAAACTCTTCTAATATATCTATCACCTCATACTTAGTGCTAGTATAATGAGGTGGTTGGTTTACCATATCTACATCATCTGTACTCATGTTTTATCCTTCATGTTAAATGTTTGCTTACCTGTAATAAAATACTCTAGCATGTCTATATTTGTCTCGTCAATGATTAACGCGATACCATTCTGAATACTTATCTCCCGTAAATGTTTTCGTTGTAGGGCCGTTGGTATATTACCATTGGCCTTACACTCGATCGCGACAAACTTACCCTTGTAACAGGCAATGATGTCAGGCACTCCACTGCTTCCGTATCCACCCGTCGAGGCATAAAAGTAATATGCACCAAGTTTTTTTAAAACACTACATACTTTAATCTTAACTTTCTTTTCTGGTGTCATCATCGTCCTCTACTATTGTCACTTTAATATTTTGAAGTTCTTTTGTTTCTTTGAGCCAATCTTTAAAGTCTTTGAATGAACGTTCGGGGGTTACATGGCCGTGCCATATGAGTTCTAGTATGCCACTCATACCCCCAATGATTCCTAGTAGTTCATGTCGATCGGCGTTCCAAATGTTTTGGTCTGCCCCAAAGTAATCATAAATGTCTTGCTCTACGTAATCAATCCTCTCTTTATCCATCACCTTTCTCCTTATTTAAATGTTGTTTTGCTTTGTCTAATACTTCTGCTACTAATACTTTGTATTCAACTTCTGTTTCTCCCGCAAATCCATACTGCCCCGCTCTCCATTCAGAACCCCCTCCTATCTCTACTTTATTAAGTAGCCACATATATCCTATTCCTGAAGTGTCGGGTGACCTGAACCCATGAATGTCTAATATATGTTTTACTCCATCATGCCAAAGGTCGACCGTATAATAAAAATGGTCGAGGGGTAAGGTGGGGGGAAAAATAGTTTTCTTCTGTAACTCCTCAACATACCCCAAAGCCTCCTCTCTTCGGTAAAAATCCATGCTCTCGACTTCCTTAATAATCTTAGTTAAATAGGATAGTTTTTCATTGTCAGTTTTTAGCACTGCCCTCTCCTTTTCGTTTATCTAAGTTAATACAAAATACAGATGGCTCTACTTTAACAAACACGCTACTGTTCTCACTCAGGGACTCTAGTAGAAACCCTTTCTTCGCATGACAATGATATATTTTCTCATGTTGAAACACAGTAAAATACATATACGCAACCATCATGCTTACCAGCACACCAATTAAAAAACTTATAGTTAAATTAATCATATCAATATCTCCCTTGTTAAGAATCCAAGTGCAAAGCCAATGACTATGCCTAGTAAATACCAATTACGTTTCTTACGTCTTACTTCAATAGTTTCGTGACTCATCACGCGTCCTCCTCTGCGGTTATCTCTACATCAATCGGTTCACCCCAACTCTTATGGTTCTGCACTTGATACTCTGCGTCATCTTGGTCAACTGCCATAACAGTTACAGGTTCTAGGTGTTGCT